GGTTTTGGTTTAGCCATAATATTAACCATTAAAGTATAGTCAACGCCTTTCCGAGTAGCGTGGAATACGTGTTTACCATTGATACCCATTTTAACAAATTCCGGTAATTCAGGAGCATAAATACAACCAGCACCATACGCCATATACAGCCGTGGAGCTTTACCAAACTTAGCTAACTCACGCTTAATACAAACTTCTAGCGACCGAACTAATAAGTTGTCCTCAGCCTCTAGTTTAATGCGGTTTACGTAAGACTTCCTAAGCTTTCTTTTAATATGTTGTAAATCTGCCACTGCTTCCCTGGATAAATATGGGTGGAAAGCTGTCAGCAACTCTTTGTGAACATTCAAGAATAACCAGCGTTTGCCATTGAGGCACGCATCAACTATTTGATCAACTATCGAACGAGTACAACCGTTGAAGACTTGAAATAATGATTTTGTCATAAACTTATCTTTAGCACCCTCTTCGATGTAAGTGAACTTAGAAGATGCATATGGTTCAGTTTGACGCGACCCTGTCAATCGGTTATACATATCGATTGTTTTGTGTTCTTTCTTAAATTCTCGAGCTATAACATGTGCCAACTTGATAGCACGCCGGCGGTATTGCAACTCTTTTTCCCAATTCTCCCGACAAGCAATCAGCCTTTTTAAGCCATGATTCAAATTATTATTAGAATTCGAATACTCAACCATTGGTTTTTGGTGACGCCCTTTGAAAGTGAAATATCGAGTGCGATGACGCGACTTACAACCTTTGTCAGTCGTTTTAAAAGATAATTTGGAGAAACGCCCGCCATCAGCTATTTTATGATATGGCATAGCTACAGGCTGATCATCATCGCCAAGTTCCTGAATATCACAACCGTCAGTGCCATAAACCACATCCACATCTCCTGCCACACTAACAATTTTCACATCGTGTCTAACTTCCCAATCAACCTCTCCATCATATTCATCATCTGGTATCTGTACAGGTTTATGATGATCAACTAGAGTAGTTGACTCGAGTATGGAATTAGCATACCCTGAGTCTATTCGACCAATCAACTGGGAATTATTTGTAACTAGGACATTATTGTATGTTTGAGCCAAACGTAAGGCATGCTTAGAATGAGTTAGGTGCACTATATAGTTGAACGTGCTATCCTCGACCAATGAACACGTCAAGCCAAGCTTACTATTAGCATTTAAAGCATTAAGAACGGGATTATCAAGTACCGACGTGCGGAATTGCTTGTTCAGAGATGTAAATAAAGGCATATAAACTTGATATGTTTGTGCTGGGTGCTCAACCCAAATCTTGTTACTATCCAGTGTTCTGTACCCTTCAAGGTGAAACTCCTTAGTAGCATGTTCACACCTTAGTTCTTTGTTCTTGCTATTATCTGAACTAACTCCAAACCATCCAGATCCAGATATGCATCCCTTGTATTGACCCTCAGGAACCACTATAAAACCTTCAATT